TTCTGTCTTGATTCCCCATAACTCTAATTGTTCCCTAAAAATTGAGTAATCATTTTTCCTTAACCGTCTATACCAATCTCTAGTAGGACAGGGACTTTTGATGCCGTAATACTTTAAAACTGCTTTGGACAAAGTTAAACAATCAGCAGCTTTATGCTGTTCAGGATTAGCACCTAAACGATAAGGAAGACCAATAAAGTCAAACGGTGTCATCTGTTTTGAATACTTCCTGTTGTAGGAAGATGTCCAACAAGAGAAGTCGTCAAAACTCTATTTGGCGCATTACTACCAACAGCGTCAATTCCTGAACTAAGCAACACTTCAACAGTTGTTGTGTCATACCCCATAGAAGAAGCAAGCCAAACATCTTTCGTTAAATATGGATTTCCGTAAGTTGTTAAAGGTTCGAGCGTTTCAGGATTAACTCTGCAAACAAAAACTTCAATACTCCATTTATTAACAACAGCTTCTCTTGCTCGATTCATTGCAAGTGGATTATTAGCAAAAACAAGACCTGCTTCTAAATTGTCACCTGATCTATTCTTTGCTGCACCTTGATAAATAAACGGAAGAAAATAATAATCGTATCCATCTAGTCTTATCTTATTCCCTTTGTTCTGTCGATATTTACCATCGTGTTCTAACGCATTCATGTTGTCTCTTTTCCCATTTTGATAACGATCTTGAACCGTTCCAGATGAATCTCTTACACGAATAAAAGTAACAATTGTTGTAATAGACATTTCTTATAAACCTACTCTAGAACGTTGACTACGAGAGTTTTTAAGTTGACTAAAGACCTTTGATTGACCTTCTTGAGCACCTCGTCTTGCAGCACTATTAATGATTTCAGGAATAGCAGATTTAGGAACATAAGCTTCAGAGTTAAACGATAATACTGGACCTGTGTAATTAACAACAGTAGGAGAACTACTAACACCACTACCAGAAGCAACCGTTCCACCACCAGGAATAACTGCTTGACCTCTAGCACCTGCTGAGTAACGCTCCATTGCTCCTGACATCTTAGAAGCAGGGATTATGTATTCATCCTCTCCAGCTTCTCCTATGAGGCCAATAGTAGGTCTGGTAACTAAACCTCCAGTAGAGAATCCTTTTATTCCATTCTTCCAATAAGCTCCTTCTGCTGCAACTGCAACTGGAGCTAGATCTGAAACAGAACCTGTGGTTACACCTCCTCCTCCAAATTTCAGTCCTCCAATCCAACTTGTCAAAGCTTTGTTTATTAATATTTGACCTATTTGTTTCAATATTCCAGCTAAGGATTCACTTAAAGTTTTAGTCCCATCAATTAATCCCATGATTGCATTTGTTAATCCACCAGCAATCGTGTCTTTGATTTGCTTCCATTGTTGATCTATCTTTTTAACGTTATTTTCTTCTTCTGTTAGTTGCACATTCTTTTCAACTAAAGCTGTTATCTGTTCTCTATAGTTTTCTCCTATTTTATCAGTTAACTGTTCTATTAAAATTTGCCCTTTAACTTCATTTTCAGTTCCGTTTAAACGTGCTTCGATTAAAGCATTTTCATTTTGAAGCTTAGTTATAACACCCTCTGCTTCTGCCTGTTTTTCTTTATCTAGCTCTCTTATTTTTTGCGCTAACTCGTATTCAACTCTCTTTAAGTCTACTTCTGCCTCATCTAATAATAGTGCCTTCGCCTTCTCACCTTTTGCTTTTTCTGCTTTTTCTGCTGCTGTGGTCATTATCTTTGCTCGTTCTTTCTCAGCTTCCAATCTAAATTGAAGCTGTTTATCATCATCTAAAACAGCTTGCCCTATTTTTTCATCTATACCAAGTAAGGTCTGTTTTAGCTGAATCTGCCCCTGCAGCTTAGATATAGTGTCTTGTTCTTTATCGTTAATATCTTGAATCTTCTTTGCGTATTCATCCTCTATACCTAACTGCATCTGCCTAGTTTGACCCTTAAAAGCTTTCTTAAATGTTTCATTCTCAGCCAATTTTGGATCGTCTTCATACAAATCTTGTAACTCTTTAGTCCTACTGCTTCTTAAATCCAACAGTTTTTTATCTCTATCCACTCTTGCGTTTACTCTTTGTCCTGCAAACGTAGATCCTGAAGTTTTTTCGTCCTCCAAAAGTCTTTTTGTTAATAATGTATCCGCATTTAAATCAAATGTCCTTGCAAGTGTTTCCGCTTTAGCAATTGCAGCTTGTAATCCTATATTTAACTTTTCCATTGCCTTATCTATAGCCTCTACAAGCTTCGGAGCAAACTTTTCACCTAAACTCCTAAACCCGTCTCGAATAGTAGAAATGCCTCTATTAAATAGCTTTATTATCTCCGTAACAATTTTTAGAACACCAGCTAACGCAGTTATTAACGGCCCAGAGATAACTCCCAGAAAAGCACCAACAGAACCAACAAGATCATTCCAGGTCGCTTTCAAAATGTTTGTAATATTATTTATATCGCCTAGAACACCTGCACTAGCACCAGTTTGGTTCATCACTTGAGTCGCCAATAATGCTCTAGCTTGTTCTTGTTGCCCTATCCTTGTTAACTGCGTTACTTGATTTTGTAATTCTCCACTTAATCGAACACCTGATTCAACCAAGTCATCCATATTTAAAGTGCGAAGAGATTCACCTAGTTTTGCTGCTTTTTGAACAGCAGTATCCATCATTGCTCCTATTGCACTACCAAGAATTTGAGCACCAAATCCTTCCATGCCCATTGCATTCCCTAACAACGCACCACCAACACCACCACCAACAGAACCAACTCCTCCTCCAAATAAAAGAGGAAAACCAGCTCCAAGCATTAAATTTTCTCTCCCTCTACCCATTCCACCTCTTCCACCACCTCTTGCTTGTTTAGGCCCAGCAGGAGAAGAATACTGCTGTCTTCCACTTACATCTCCTTTAGCAAATCGTTCAAAAGCAAGTTTTTTCTGAGCTTCATTTAATAAACGATTCCTTTTTTCTAAACCAACATTGACTTGATCTAACGCTTGTGCATATTGTTTTGCAACAATAGAAGCTTGACCATTCTCTAAATCTACTTTCCTAAAATTGTCAGCAGCTTTCGCTAAGTTTGAATTTAAAGCGTTCAAGCTCATGACTTGTGCTTTTATCGCCTTTCCTGCTTTATTTCCCGATAAAAAATCACCACCAGCATCAGGAGCAGTTCTTAATTTATTTATACTTTTTATTCTTGCTTCCGTTGCCTCTAAACTTTGTGTAAGCTTATTTAGCTCTTTAGCACCATTTACTCTTACATTAATATCAGCGTTATAACCAGCCACAGTAAAATTCCCTCCAGTTTCTTTAGTTTACCTACGTCTGCGAGCTTTTTGCATTTCTTTTTCTTGATCTTCGTTAAGAACTTGAAAATATGCGCTCCAACCTATGATCTCTTCTAATGTCATTTGGCGAATTTCCATTAAAGACTTGCCTAACTCTTTAGCTATCCCAAATTGAAGCATTAATAAATTATCTCTCCGCAATTCCTCACTTAATCCTTTGGGTCTAACTGTTCCTCATCATCTGTAATAACAGCAAGCATTAGTGCCTGAAGATCAGCATCTCTGACCTCGTTCTTCAAGACATCAATTTCGCCAACAGCAAATAATCTTTGACCGTTTTCATCCTGCGCTTTTGATATTAAGAGGCGAAGAGCAAACTCGTTAGCGTCGCTAGTTTTAGCTCCTTTTTGTGCTCTTTCTCTTTCTGCCATTGTTAAAGGTGCGACCCACATTTCAAACACCGTTCCATCCGATAATTCAACTTCTTTTTTGGTTGCTTCTAGGTTTGCAGCCTTTTTTAAGCGATCTATTGCTCTTAAGGTAGATCGAGCAGATCTGGCACTTGATGTCATAGTAA